GTCGATAGGATTGTTTTTGCTTGTGTTACTACTGCTTTCAAATTGCTAGTCATGATGTGTTTCTCCAATTGTTTAAGAATGTTATGTGCTAGGAATCCCTGAGCACGTTGTAATAATCTCACAAAAACATGTTTATACAAGGTATAAGATGACAGGGGATATCATAAAATAGTAAGTTACTACTTTTAATGGTGTATGGTGTGATCTGGTGTGATCTGGTACTAGCCAAACCCTGAAAATCCAGATCGTTAAGACCTACCGCCCCCCTATGACCCGTTGCTACATTGGGACTCCGAGCTGTGGTGTAATATATTAGTTTACTCAAATAACCTCACAAAAATTACGTTTGGTCCCTAGTACATTCAAAAAACCTAATATACAGAACACCCCCCATACCAAAAATAAATCCGCTATGAAAAAAATTTTTTGTAAAAATAAAAGGCGCATTGCTACCGGTACCCATCAAGACGTGCAAAAATAGGAACACCCCCCTATATGGGACCCAAACACCCTTGCTATGGAAAAATTTTTCTGTTATAAATCAACCCAATCCGGTGCAAACCTGCGACAACTTGGTAGATTATGACGATACATGTGACTCCAGAGATAGGAGCGCCTTACTACGACGACATTCCGTACAAGGACCTGAAAGCGCGGGCTGATGCTGCGTGCAATACCATCTCTGAGCTTATCGAAAACGGTCTAACCATAGAAGTCACCGACGAAGATCGTGAAGTAGCCGCTACTATTGCTACTGCTTACGCCAAAGACCCAGAGCAGACGTCTAAAAAAATAACTAACAAGCGTGTGGGACAGCTACGTCCGGCTTCACTTGTGTTGGTTGGTAACATATTGGACGAATTTGGGCAGTCGGTAGTAGAAAGTGCCAACCACATCCGCCACCTAGTCACTAACAAACTACTTTTGGAGACGGAAAACCCCGACCCACGTATCAGACTGCGTGCATTAGAGCTGCTCGGCAAGATATCCGACGTCAGTTTGTTTGCTGAGAAGACAGAAGTGACTGTGACCCACCGATCTACAGATGAGCTACGCGATGTACTGCGTTCTAAGCTGACTAAGTTGATAAACCCCGAAGACATAATTGATGTGACGCCGGAGATGGTAGATGACTAGCGTGCCTCCTGCTTTGGATTTTACCGAAGAAGAACTGAAGGTCATGTTGGACAATCTCGACCAGTATACTGAGCACGAAGTCGCAGAAATTATGAAAATTGTCGATGAGATCGACACAAGGGTGAAGTATCAGCGGATACATAACGATTTAATTGAGTTTTGTAGACACATGCAGCCTGATTACAAGGTAGGTAAGCACCATAGGATCTTGGCGAACCTGCTGATGGCTATTGAGAGAGGGGAGAAAGACAGAATTTGCGTCAACATCCCGCCTCGACATGGTAAGTCACAACTTGTTTCTATTATGTTCCCTGCGTGGTTTCTGGGGCGTAATCCAAACAAGAAAGTTATGATGGTATCCCACACCACAGATTTAGCGGTAGATTTTGGTCGAAAGGTGCGTAACTTAATTGCTACTGATACCTACAGAGAGGTGTTTCCGCATGTTAATCTCGCTTCTGATTCTAAGTCTGCAGGTCGTTGGAATACTAATGCTGGTGGCGAGTATTACGCTTGCGGTATTGGGTCGTCTATCGCCGGTCGTGGTGCTGACTTGTTACTTGTCGATGATCCCCACTCAGAACAAGACGTCATCAATGGAAATTTCGAGGTGTTTGAGAAAGCGTATGAGTGGTTCACATTCGGTGCACGTACACGTCTCATGCCCGGAGGAAGAGTTGCGATTATCCAAACACGCTGGCATCTCGATGATTTAACAGGGCGTGTTACTCGTGATATGGCGAAGAACGAAAAAGCGGATCAATACGACGTCGTCGAGTTTCCTGCCCTACTGGACGTGGTAGACAAAGGCACAGGCAGTCCGATACAGAAACCCCTATGGCCTGAGTTTTTTGATCTAGAAGCGCTACTCAGAACCAAAGCGTCAATGCCTGTGTTCCAGTGGAACGCTCAGTATCAGCAGAAACCCACAGCAGAAGAAGCCGCCCTAGTAAAAAGAGAGTGGTGGCAGTCGTGGGGACAAGAGGACCCACCCCCGTGCGAGTACATAATCACATCACTGGACGCTGCCGCAGAGACACACAACCGTGCGGACTACACTGCGATCACTACGTGGGGAGTCTTTTTTAATGAAGAAACAGGCGCTTACAACATAATCTTGCTAAACAGCATTAAGGATAGATTCGAGTTTCCAGAGCTTAAAAGAGTGGCAATGGAGAGTTACGAAGAGTGGGAACCAGATGCGTTTATTGTGGAGAAGAAGTCAGCAGGTACCGCACTGTACCAAGAAATGCGACGAATGGGGCTACCAGTGCAAGAATATACCCCCCACAGAGGTTCTGGTGATAAACTAGCGCGACTAAACTCAGTTGCAGATATCGTAGCTTCTGGGTTAGTGTGGGTACCACAAACACGTTGGGCGGAAGAAGTAGTAGAAGAGATCGCGGCGTTTCCTTTCGGTAGTCACGACGATCTTGTGGACTCGACGGTGATGGCACTAATGCGGTTTAGACAGGGTGGATTTATTAGGCTGCCGTCGGATGAACCAGAGGAACAACAGTACTTCAAACGACGTTCGGGCGGGTATTACTGATGAGGATACGAAATGGCTATTGAAAAAGGATTATATTCTGCCCCAGAGGGTATAGACGACGAAATGATGGAAGAAGGTGCAGAAGTTGCACTGGATATCGAGATTGTAGACCCTGAGATGGTGACGCTGGACGATGGGTCCGTAGAAATCACTCTTATCCCTAGTGAAGGCTTAGATGAGCCGACGGAGTTTGGAGACAACCTCGCTGAGTTTATGAGCGACAACGCGTTGAGTCTGCTGGCTAACGATTTGGTTGGGTTGGTTGACTCTGATGTTGACGCTAGAAAAGACTGGGCGGATACCTTTGTAGCAGGTTTAGATGTGCTTGGGTTCAAGTACGAAGAGCGGACAGACCCTTGGAACGGTGCCTGTGGGGTGTTTTCAACAGTGCTAGCCGAAGCTGCAATCCGGTTCCAAGCAGAGACAATGAGCGAAACTTTCCCCGCTGCAGGTCCTGTACGGACTAAGATTTTAGGGGATGAGACCCCCGAGAAGATGGAAGCTGCAGAACGTGTCCGTGGGGATATGAACTACGAGCTTACTGAAAGAATGGTGGAGTACCGACCAGAGCACGAGCGGATGCTGTACAGCTTAGGTTTGGCAGGGTCAGCGTTTAAGAAAGTGTACTATGATCCCAATTTGGGACGTCAAATTAGTATTTATATCCCAGCAGAAGACGTTATTGTGCCCTACGGTGCGAGTCATATTGAGTCTGCTGAGCGAGTCACGCATATCATGCGTAAGACAAAAAACGAGATGCGCAAGCTACAAGCAGCGGGATTCTACAGAGACATAGAGTTAGGAGACCCCCAAGCATTTCACACCGACATCGAACAGAAGAAAGCGGAAGAAGGCGGGTTTAACTTAACAGATGACGACCGCTACGCCCTTTACGAAATCCATGCAGATCTTGTGCTAGACGACATTGATAACGACGACGATGACATTGCGAAGCCGTACGTTGTAACGATTGACCGAGGCAGTAACGAGGTTTTGGCAATACGCCGAAACTGGAACGAGGATGACATGCTGATGTTGAAGCGCCAGCACTTTGTCCACTACGTGTACGTGCCGGGGTTTGGATTTTATGGGCTTGGGTTGATCCACATTATTGGTGGTTACGCTCGGGCGGGGACGTCGCTGATTCGACAGCTTGTAGATGCGGGTACACTGGCGAACTTGCCTGGTGGGTTAAAGACTCGTGGGCTGCGAATCAAAGGTGACGACTCACCAATTCCGCCGGGGGAATGGAAGGATGTCGATGTGCCATCAGGTAGCATACGCGACAACATCATGCCCCTGCCATACAAGGAGCCTAGCCAGACTTTGCTTGCGTTGTTAGACCGCATTACAAACGAAGGTCGCAGGTTAGGGGCAATCAGTGATCTAAACGTCTCTGATATGTCGGCAAACGCTCCTGTTGGTACCACTCTGGCTCTGTTAGAGAGAACATTGAAGCCAATGGCGGCGGTACAGGCTCGGGTTCACTACGCGATGAAGCAGGAGTTTAAGCTCCTCAAAGCGATCATGGCTGAGTATGCCCCAGCAGAATACGGATATAACCCTATACGTGGGGATGTTACTGCGAAAGCCGAAGACTATATGATGGTGGACGTGATCCCCGTCAGCGACCCTAACAGCTCTACGATGGCTCAGCGAGTTGTGCAGTACCAAGCGGCGTTGCAGATGGCGCAGACTGCACCTCAGATATACGACCTACCACAACTGCACCGACAGATGATTGAGGTTTTAGGCATTAAAAACGCTGAGAAGCTGATACCTCTGGACGACGATATGAAGCCCACAGACCCAGTTAGTAAGAACATGGCGGCGTTGGTCGGTAAGCCGATGAAAGCGTTTATTTATCAAGATCACCAAGCGCA